TCGCAGTCCTCGGCTTGATGGCTGAGAGACTGATTTAACTTGAAAACCTGATTTAACAGAAACCTCTGGTGCACTACGCTCTGTCATGTCGACATTTTTTGTTTTACGTATTACATCATCAGTTGCCTGTGATTTACCCTGTTCGTAAAAGAACTGAGCAAACTTCTCAGGATTCATTGCGATAGCTAAAGCTTTGTGGTATCCTTCTGCATCTTTTATATACCCATTAGAGTCCAAATACTTATTTACAAAGTTAAGTGGAGTCTCTTGAGCTTTTTTAAGTTCAGAAGCACTACCAGGCGCATATACTATGTCGTTGTCTCCTATGTTGAATTTAAAACCTTTAAACTCTGAGCTGAATACTTCGTCACTTTTTTTGACAAACCATTCACGTTTTAGATTTGCGTCTTCTTGTTGAGATTTAGCTGTCTCTAAATATTGCCTATACTCAATAAGCTCCTCATTGTTAGCAGTGGCAGAACTTTCCCTTGACTCAAGGGGCTGTTTGTATTGTTCCTGCTGTTGTTTTAAGAATCTTTTTGCCTTAGCAATTTCTTTCTTCTTTGCTAGTTTTAATTTTTTAATCTCAGCTGGTTCGTGAGTTTCTTCGTCATAATCAAACTCTTCTATTAAAGCTGATATGTCTTCAGAATCTAAACCTTCTTCTGTGATTGAATAATATTCTCTAAGCAAAGCGTCTGGAGATAGGTCTGTATAATCTTTTTGCAATTTTGCATAATCATCAAAACCTCTACCAGTTTCTTTTTTATATTTTAAGTAAGCAGCCACGTCTGAAGGAAGCTCTTCAGCTTCTTCTCGTTTACTAATTAATTCATCAATTGAATCAATCTGCTTACCATATCTTTTTCCAATATATGAAAGAACTTCATCTTCTGCTAGCTCCTGCGAAACAGGAGGTTGCTCTTCTATTACAGGAGGAGTTTCTGGCTCTTCCTTTATTTCTTCTTGTACTTCTTCTTCTTGTACATCTTCTTTTACTTCTACTTCTTCTTTTACTTGCTCAACTGTTTCTTGCTGAGAAACTTCTTCTTGTTTCTGCTCATGCTTTTCAAGAAGTTCTTGTTCAATTTGTTGGCTAGACTTTTCTTCAGCCGTAACCTCTCTTACTTTTATATCCATTTGATTTAATTTAATTTAATTGCAAAGTTAGTGAAAATTTAAACACATTATCTTGGTTCAAATTCAGCTAAATCAAAGCCATCTAATGTGTCTTCGTTTGATTCGAAATTTTTCGGTGGTAAATTATTTTTTCTTTGATTTATTAATTCAGATTGCTGAGTATTCTGTTGACTAATTCTCTCACTCTTAGCTTTTTCTTTTGCATCTTCTCTATCATTTAATTGAGACTGAGTAATTCCCTGTATTTGCATGTTATATTGAAACTCTTGTTGCATCAATTGTGATTTCAATTGAGCTTCAGCTTTTTGTTTTTCTATTTCAAATGCAATATCAGCTTGTCTATATTTCATTTTAGCTTGAGTCTCAGCTTCTATTTTTTGCATAGCTACTTGTGCTGCCATTTGTTGTGATTGTAATTGTTGCTGAGAAACCATCGCTTGTTTCTGTAATTCCCTCTTTTCGTCTTGCTCTTGCTTAGCTTTACGTTTTACTTTTAATAATTGATTTGCAAGCTTAAGGTTTTTAATCTCACGTATATCAATTGCATCTTCTAAATTAATATCACCTTTAGATAATGCCATTTGAATATTCTGTTCAAGCATTGCTTTTTGCTCTTCGTCTGGAGAAAGTTCTATAAATATTCCAAAGTCGTATATATATAAATCAGATATCTCCCCAAGTATGCTTACGTTATACTTTCCTATTTTATTTATAAAGTCATCCTTGAAGTCTGAGTATTCTAAAATATCCGCTACCCTATAAGTCAGCGCTTCAGCTAACGTTCTATATATGTAAAGACTTCCATCTAATATATGTCGAGTAGCGGTATTAGAACTTAGTGCTGCTAACTTTTGTACACCAACCAGTGCATCAGAGTTAGCAATAGTACCGTCTCTCGCTTCGTTTAAGCCTGTTACAGCTCGAATCATATCTAAATAATGGTTAAGGTTGCCTATGAGCATTTGTGCCTTAGAAGCGCCAGAATTGCTTGTAAGCTGCTGTATAGGAACTTTACCTTGATTATAGTCACCTTCTTGTGTATAACTTCTACCAATAACCGAACCTGTTTGGAAATATAACCTTAATGCGTCTTCTGGATTGTATGCTGAACCTGTTCCTAAATCCACCTCGTTTAAACCATCTGCATCTATATACACACCATCTGGGACTGTCCTAGCAATTACCTGTTGTAATTTTAAGTGAGTCATTTGTATAAGGTCTGCATAAGGAATCATTCTTCTTACAAGAGATTCAATTACACCTTTGTACATTCTTGGAGCAACTGCTACGTAGTTTGGTATAGCGTGCTGTGAAGATGATTTAGGTCTCACCATATTTTTAGCAAGCTCCCACTTAAGCATAATGTTTGTTCCCATTACCATCACACCATCATACCATACATCAATTGTTTTCTCTACTTTCTCAAAGTTTCCTTCTTCCATCATTTCTTCTGGTGGATTAAAAGTATCATCTTTTTCAATCATACTCATATTTCCATTGTCTTTTACTTTCTTTTTATAAACCATCTTCTTAGTGGTTTTATAATTAAAGTACATCAATGTACAAGTGTCACGATAGAATATATCATTTTCATAAAATTGAGCTACATTAAAATAATCATACCAACTTTGACTATACTTAGATATTTTTTCTAAATCATCTGTTGTAAGCGTAGGGTCAATCTTAATTAACTCAGCAATTGGAACTGTCTTGATTTCACCCCAATAAAAACAATCTTTGAAATGAGGGTCTTCTGTGTAGCTATAAACCACGTTTGCAGGGTCAACATAAGAAACCTGAACACCTGAGCCTTTTAAAAACTCATGCTTAGCTACAGCTATACCTGTTACCATTATATCATAGTCTAATCTTTTACGAATATCACTATAATGATTTTCCTCAAACATTGTATTGACAGCTTCTTCTTCTGCAATCTCAATAGCTGGTTTGTAATTTAAGTTCATATACAATGAAAGCTCTTCATCACTTGCAGGCAATTCATCAGGGTTCATAATGAAAGGGTCAAAGCCTGTGCCTTCTTGTATTAGTGATAAAACATCTTTGGCAGCCATCTGCCCTTCTATCATTTCTTGATATTTATTTCTTTTTGATTGAGACAAAGCATCCTGAGCATACGCTTTTACTTTGAATAATCTATCAGACATTCCGTTTACTACTATGTCGACAAACTTTGGAATGATTGGAACTGGAGTCCAATCTAAATTTAAATAAGATAAATCACCGTCTACAGCTAATTCGTTTTTGTATTTAGCAACTGATTGTTCACCTCTTGCGTAAAGTCTTAATCTATTAAAATCCCTCCACTGACTATAGTATCTACATCCGTTAGAATCTTTACGAAACCATTCGTATTGTATCGCTTGTCCTATCTGCAATCCAAACTCATCAGTTGCTTTCTCAGCATCTGATACAAATTGACTAGGAAATCCTACAGATGAAATGTTTATGTTTACCTCTTTCATCTAATTAATTCACTTAAATATCCTTTATTATTATATCTTGCAAAGTTAAGGTTTATTTTTGATTGTTTTTTCTGTGGTAGATAAACATTCTTTTGATTCGCCATAATTGCGAGTCCTGAACTTATACTTGCATCAAACTTAGTCCTACTACTTATATCAAACCTTGCCCAATCTTCTAATGTTCTTGTAAAATACATAGAACCCATTTCATCAGCAGGTCTAAACCCACCATCCAAATCAAGCCCTACATGCTTTTCAATATATGACTCTATCGCAGCAGCATGCGACTGTTTAACATCTTCTGATGTGTTAGGTATACCACCTAGTTCTTTTTCAGTCTTTGATAATTTATTATAATGTTTATCAGGCCTGTTCATACTAAATCCTCTGTATCCTCTGTTTTTAAAATGATACAACAACCTTGGTTTGTTATTCTCTACAAGTATTGGCATTCCATAAAACACACAAGCCATTAATACTTCTTCAAAAAATATCTCAGCTGTTTGCGGTCTTGCTACATATTCTAAGAAAAACTCATTACTTGGAGCTTCATCCATATTATATTTAGTTAAACCGTGCAATGCCCCATTAGAACCTCCACCTCCTACAGTTCCTGAGATATCATAACTATCACAACCAAATGCCCCTATATGCTCATTGGCTGGAAAATATATACCATGCTTTTGAATCTTTCTATTATTCAGTCCTCTTTTAGGTGTCCACGAAACTTTAAATCTACCCCTAGAATCTGGTGTCCATATAACCTCA